TAGCTTTGACGTTTAGATGTACCATTAACTGTTGAACCTGCTGCTGCCCAAGCTGAACCATCATAAACACGCATCTCATTAAGTGTAGTATCAAAGTATAAATCACCTGTATCTACATCTACTGTTGGTGCTGTTGCTGATGCTCCATGATACTGACCTTGAAACTCGTCTAAGCTTGCTTGTGCTGCTGTAGCACTATTAGCTGCATTAGTAGCCTGTGTAGTCGCAATACCTGCTTGTGTAGTAGCTGTTGTAGCTTGGTTAGGTGCATCAATAATAGCAGCAATGTTAGTATATGCACTATCAATAGCATCATAATGAGGGCTTACTAAAGCCTCTTTAGCTACAACCGTATCTCTATAACCTTCTGCTTCTGTAGCACTTGCAGCACTTGCTGTAGCACTGTTAGCAGATTGAGTAGCACTTGTAGCTGCTGCTGTAGCTGAGTTAGAAGCTGAACTAGCAGAGTTAGCTGCATTAGTAGCTGAAGTACTTGCATTAGATGCAGATGTACTTGCAGAGCTTGCAGAACCTGCTGCATTAGTCTCTGAAGAAGATGCTGCACTAGCTGAGTTAGCTGCTGCTGTAGCACTACTTGCCGATGCTGCTGCACTTGTAGCTGCATCTACACTTGAACCTAAGATAGAGTCTACATAGCCCTTACGAGTTAATGTATCATCAGTAGAAGGGTTAGATGTACTTGTAGCCTTATTAGCACCTAATGTAATATCACCTGTCATTGTACCACCAGACAAGTTTAGCTTAGTTGCTAAAGCATTAGTCATAGTTGTAGCAAAGTTAGCATCATCATTCAATGCTGCAGCTAATTCATTAAGAGTATCTAAAGCAGCAGGTGCAGAATCAAGCACAGAATCAATCTGAGCGTCTACATAAGCTTTTGAGGCTGCATCAGTACCATTGACAGGGGTAGAGACAGAAAGTGTCCCAGTGACGTTCCAGTTGCCTGTAACGCTACCTGAAGAAAGGGTAGTAACACCATCAACGTTAAGAGTACCATCTAAATCTGTAGCACCAGTAACATTTAATTGAGAAGGGTATGTACCAAGTTCTACGATAGTACCTTGGTTGTTTGTAAAGATTCGTTTATCTACTGTATTAACAGCAAACTCACCTGTAACAATATCAGATGTAGTTGGAGCTGCACCAGCAGTAGTTGAGCTTTTGATTAGTATTTTTGTAGGCATTTTCCATTCCTATTTTGGTGGGGAACAATGTAATATTGTTTTCAAATAGACTCTCGTTAGAAAGCCTATAAAAAAACTAAAGAGCCCCGAAGGACTCTAAAGGTTTAGACCTAAGCTGGTAGAGCGATTACAAAACCAGTTTCAGGACGTAAAGTTTCAACACCGTAGATAGTGTCAGAAGTGAACAAGTCAGCTAAGTACTCTTGCTTGTACTGAGTCTGTGAACGAACACCTTGTTGTTCAGCTAATACAAAAGTATCTTTGTGCATTAGGAAAGCACCACGAACACCTGACTCAAGAGTAGGAGCGTTGTTAGTAACATAAACATCAACACCGTATAAAGAACCGATAAGACCAGTGTTTACACCTTGACCATTTACGAAGTCAGAGCTGTTATAACGGTCAATACCTAGGATATCACGACGTGCTGAAGGAGGAATAACTAACACACGACCGTCCATAGGAACGTCTGCATCATCCATCTGCTTGATAGCTTCACGGAAAGCTAAGTCAGAGAAAGCACCAATATCAGCAGTACCATCAGCATCATAAGCTTCTAAAGCACCAGTTGAAGTGTTGATTTGGAAAGAGTTACTGTGTACCCAAGAAGCACCAGTACCATCACCAAGACTCTTACCTAATGCAAAGATGTCATTGTCAATCTGTGTAGAAAGAGCATAACCTGCATCTTCAGTGTAGAAACGACGCATTGAATCAAGTGCTTGAACATCAACGATATCTTCAATCATACGTGAGTATTCATAGTGCTTGTCAATAGTAACAATTACTTCTGACTCAACATCTGCCTGGATAGTTACTGCTGTGTTAGCTGCTTTAACAGAAGCTGAACCACGAGTAGGTTTAGGAATGTGAAGTGCATCACCTTTCTTACCAACCATAGACATTTTGTTTACAAGGTTTGCTAGTACAAGGTTTTTCTTGTATGCTGCAACGATTTCATCTGACCATAGTTCAGGAATAAACTTGTCAGCATTAGTTTTGTTTACGATAGAGGTAGAACCTCCAGGATAAGCTACTTTAGCCATTTTTTAATCTCCAAATATATAAAATTATTTTACTCTCCCTTCTGCATAAGCTGCTCTGATTTCAGGCATTAAGGCTTCATAGCGAGAAGGGTTAGTGTGCATCAGTTCAATAATATCAGCTCTACGATAGATTTTACGAGAACTTCTTTCACCTGACCCGTTTGATGTTCCTGCAGATGCTGTCTTAACTTGCTGCTTACGTTGAATCTTTTCAGCTTCTACTGTAGTTTTTAACGTACCTTGACGTTCTTTCCACAATGTAAGCAATTCATCTGCAGCATCAAAGTCGTAGTTAGTATCTGCTTCTTTTAGAAGCCTAGTACGAATCTTTGATTTACCAACCCACTCTCCAAAGTTAGAGTCCTGAACAATACTCATGTAATCAGGATGTGTAGACTTTAACTTAGCTAAGATAGTTTGTTGTTTTAGCTCAGTTGAAAGTGCCTCTGACTGTTTGATACTAGGGTGGTTGTTAAGAAGCTTCTCTACAGCATTTTTAGGGTCTGAGAAAAAGTCAGCTTCGTCAAAATCTTCTAGTTCTGCGGGGGCGTTGTTTTGTGCCGTTTGCGTCTTAATGAAGTCGTCTACAACTCGTCTGAGTTCACCTACTTCCTGTCCTTGTTTGCCTAACAACTGTTCAGCATTTTGGTGCATTGCAACAATATCTTTAATGTCTTTGTTACGATACTTCTCAGGAATAGCGTCCTCTTCAGGTTGTTCTTGAATCACCTCTTCTTCTTCAGGTTGCTCTTGTGAGTCATCAAAAGAATGTAGTTCTTCGTCGTTTTCTAGTTCTACTTCGTCTAGACGTTCGTCTATAATATTTGCCATATCATTTCTCCGTGCTTAAAGCATTGTGAAGATTAAAATTAAATCGTTGGTCTGAACCCTGTTAGCCCACCTTACAGTTCTTCAGAGTATCCATCGTTGATAGAAGCATAGGCTGCTTCAATGCCTTGTTCAAAACTAAGCATACGGCTTAGGATGCCTCGTTCCCCTTTAGCTCGGTGTAGTTCCTCTATAGTTTCATAGTGTTCTATCCTATACGACGAATAGATGTCTTCTAAATCTTTAGTGAACTGTTTCCAACCATCAGTTAAGAATAAGTCAAAATAAGTTTCGTAATACTTTTGTTCTTCTTGAGTCATGTGTTCTCCCTTTCGGCACTTGACGTATTAAAAGTAAAAAGCTTACATTACATAAGCTCTATAATATATAGTATACCACAAGTATGTGCTTTTGTCAAGCTTTATTTTGTAGTTTTTGTAACTCTTTTTACAGGAGTCTTTTCAGGAGCTTTCTCCAAGGCTTCGATACGTTTCTCTAACTTACCGAAAGCTTCGTTTACTTGCTCTACAATCTTTTTCATTTCTGTTTGTGTCATCATTATTCCATGTTCCCCATAGGTGATGGTGGTTGCATTGGCATCTCAGGTTGTTGCATTGGTGCTTGCATAGGCTGAGGTGCAACTGTGTTGTTTTCCATTTGTTTTTCTTTTAGTAATAACTCAGCTACTTTATAACGTCTCTCAAACTCTTTGTCATCTGCATCTCCTGTGTCAAGGTTAGTTGATACAGCTTTAATACGAGATGTTTCAGCATCATAAGATACGTATGTAGCTTCTGTTTTATACTTCTCTGCTCTTGCTGCTGATTCTGCTGCTTGAGCCTGTAATGCTGCTGTAGTAGCTTGTTCTTTAGCAAGCTGTACTTGTAACTGCATTTGTTGTGCTTGTTGAGCTTGTGGGTCAGGTTGGTTAGAGCTTGCTGTACCATATTCTGTAAAGTAGAAGTCTGAGCAAAACTTGTTTGGTCTAAACCTCCAAACTTAAATGGTTGTAGAATCTCTGCAGGATTACCATTAGTTAATAGCATCTTACCAGGTCTAATCTCAGGCTTCATGCCACGAGGTAAACGAGAAGCATCAATAGCCATCATAGGATGAATAGTAAGAGCTAAGGCATCAATACGAGCACGTAGTTCTGTGTCTAGTGCTTTCTGACTGTTATAACCTTTCTCACATACACCTCGACCCCAGAATCGAGAAGGAACTACATCCCAAGGGAAAGCTACAACTGGTCTGTCTTGCATCATGTATGGGTTTTCTTCAATCTTTAATAATTGACCACCATTAGCAATAACTACAACTGCTTCAATGTACTTACTTCCAGTACCTTCTTCTTTCTCTGTAAGTTCTACAATCTCATCTTCTTCATCTTCTTTTAAAGCTTCTTCATAAAGCTCACGAGGGATAAGACCATAGTACTTAGTAAGACGTACTTTATCATCAGGATAAGCACTTAGCTCTTGGTCAGGCTCTAAGTCATAGTCCATAGATGCTGTTTCAATATCTACATCAAAATAGATACCTTTCTCAATATCTTGTTGTACTTGATGTAATGGTACAAACTCATCAATAGCTACACCTAAAGCATCTTCAATAGAAGTAGCAACAGGGTCAATCAAGAAGTTCTGAGGTAACACTGGACGTAGCTTAACAACTACTCTATCTGTAGTCTCTACACCAATAGCTTCTAGCTCACCATCCATGATAGGCTGTGTAGCAGGTTTAAGTTCCTTAACTTCTTCTAGAACAATCTCACCAATACCTGTACCATAGATAGCAGCATTTAGAATACACTCTGCTACTTCTTTTCTAGTCTTAGTAAACTTAAAGTCTTCAGTTAATTGATTACGAAGGAATTGAATGTCATTGTTTTGACCTTCTGTCTTTTCTTTATAATCATCTTCAATATCAAACCATTTACCTCTACCAAAAGTAGCTTCTTCTACTTCTGCAACACTACTCTCAACTGCTTGTTGTGGGTTAGGGAACTGAAACAACTGGTCTAGGAATGTACTATTCCATTCACCTTTGTTTAAAGAAACATAACCATTTTCAAATCTACCTTGTAAAGCCCAAACAATACGGTCAGTCTTCTTCTTGTTACCGTGTGTTAGTTCTTCTACTCTAAAGAACTTCTGCTTTCTTTTCTGTATATCCATTAGAGGGGACATTACAGCTTGTTTAGCAATACCTTTCTCAATACCTACAGCTACAGGTTGATACCTAGCAACTGCATTGAATATCTTATCTGCTGTAGTTTTTAAATCCCAACGTCCATGAATGATATTAGCTATCCACCAACCATCTTCATTTACTTTTACTACAGAAATAGAGGTACTATCTAGTCTACTGCTCTTACCTTGAGAGATGCTTTTAACATCTTCAAAACCTGCTAAATCCACTGCAATGTAATAATCACCAATGTCAGGTTCTTCTTCATCAACTCTAACCCACTCTTCTTTAAATAACTCACTACCAAGTGCTTCAAAAGAGGCTAAGAACTCTTGTCTAAAAGCATAACTAGACATAGACTTTTTAGCTACATCAATCTCTGATGGGTCTAACAATGGGTTATCATAAGAGGTAAAGTGCCAAGCTTTATAAGTCTCATCTTCACTAAACTCACCATACTGATACAAGTCATAGAAGTGGTTACGACCCATAGGTGTACCAATAAACATTGCATCACCCTTTTGGTCAGCTAGGGCAGGTCGTAGGATTGTCTCCCAGACCTCTGGCTTCATGTCAGCATATTCATCCATGACAAGAAACTTAAGACTTACACCACGCATTGTTTCAGGTCTATCAGCCCCTTTTAAGGAGATTGTAGCACCATTTACAAGTGTAATTTGTAGGTTATTAATATGACTAGATTTAATAATAGGGTGTGCTAACTCTAACAAAGTAGCCCACATAATGTCTCTAGCTTGCCCCTGTGTAGGTGCTACATAGAACACATGACCCTTATTTGCTTGTAGAGCATATATGATTAACATCCATGCTGCTAGTCTTGATTTACCTGTACGTCTACCTGCAGCAATAATCTTAAAACGTGTCTTATCATTAAACACTTGTTGCTGCCAGGGGAGTAGTTCAACTTGTAGGTCAGCCATCTTTATCTACCACCTCAAAGTCTGTTGATTCAATAATGGTATCATCTTCCTTCTCAGGTTGTTTAGAACCTATATGAATCTCTTCACCACCAATACCACTAATACTAATATTAACAGCTGCCTTACCACCACCATCTTTATCTTTATCAAAGTAAGACACAGGTAACAATCTATCCATAAGTAGTTTCCAAGCTGCTGCCTGATTCTTATGGTCATCATTAAGTGCAGCATCAAGTATAGAGTCCATAACCTTTCTACTCTTTGGACTAGCTAACAATCTAGCTTTATACTCAGCTATAGCAGCTGCCTCTCCAGGAGGTCTTCCTACTTTATTTCTTTTAGTTTTACTCTCTACAAGAGCTTTAGGAGGTCTTCCTCTTCTTTTCTTTACAGGAGCTTCTATAGCTTCCTCTTTCTTGTCTTGCATCATAGCTCCTTTAAGAGTTGTTATGAATGTTAACAATAATAAAACAATACTGATAAGTCAGGATGTATCCTTAATGTTATGGTGTAGTCCTTAAACAGTTCTTGTTTAGTCTTATACATTTGTAAACGAAGTTTCACTTAGTATATATCTAAACAGTATCTGTTTAAGCTTATATAGTTAGATTATTATAATAATATTAATATAAAAGTTATGTTGTAAACACTTCTCTGTGTCCTATCTAAGTCCTGTTCATCTTTTTTAATAACTTTACAAGGAATATTATATCATATGTTTGTTCATTTGTCAAGTGTTATTTTAAAGATAATTTGTAAATAGTTTTATTGTTCTTTTACCTATAAAAGCCTATAAATAATTTCTTTTTTAAATTCAAAGACTTAGTTTATAACAATAGAAAGTAATTAAAGGAGTTAAATAAGCTTAAATAAGACCTATGCAATACTGTCTGGTGGTTAATACACTGCTTAAGACCTGTTTAGGACACTGCTCAATACCTGCTCAGTCTAAATAGTATTAAACAAGCCTAAGCAATCCTCTTCTTTTTTCTTAAATAGCCTCTTTTGCAATGCTTACTTTCTTAAATAACCTCTTTTGCAAGTCTGTGAGGCAACTGTTAATAAATAGACTACAGAGTTCCTCCCCCCGCCTAAATAATCCTTGACAATCCCTAAATAAGCCTGAATAACCTATCTAAGTGGTGTTGTATCCCTATTTAGGGCTGAATAAGCTGGTAAAGTGGTGGCTAATCCCTATTTAGGTATCTACATAGGTATTGCACCATTCCAGTGCATAGATTGCACCATATTGGACAAGGTATTGATTAGGTTCTGTTTAGGTATTGTTAAGCTGTGTGGGTGAAGTGTGAATGTTTGAGTAGGTGCCTATATAGGTATTATAGAAACCTTACCTAATAGCTTATATAGTCTTATAAAGGTATTACATAAGCATTGCATAGCCTTGCACCTTATCGGCTTGCATAGGCTTGCATATGGCTTTGTAAATTAATTTAAAAATAATTCAATAAAAGTATTGACAAGGTTTTTCAGTTTGATATACTGGACACGAATTAAGAAAACACTTAAACAATTAAAGAGAGATTACAATGCTTACTAAAAGAATTAATCAATTACAAGATGAACAAAAGAATAAACTAAATATACTTTTAAGCCTAGCTAATGAAACTAACAGACATTCACTAAACCGTAGATATAATTTAAAGCATGAGATTAAAGACTTGCATAATAGATTACTAGAATTAAAAAAACATTTAAATTAACATTGACAACTAAACAAGGGCGTTATAAAATACGCCCGAACAAATTAAATAAAAAGGTGGATAAAATGGAAAAATATAACGGTTGGACTAATTACAATACATGGAAAGTTAACTTAGAATTGGTTGATAGTGATTATTACCTAGAACTATTTGAGGATTATAAATATAGTATTGATGAACTGGCTGATAGCATGCAAGATACTGTAACAGAGTTTGCACTCTATGGGATTGATGAAAATAATTACTTTGCAATTTCAGCGGTTGAGGACTTTTTACAGCAAGTAAACTGGCACGAAATTGTTAAAAACATT